AACGAAAGAATTCTCGAAGATTACGGCGAGCTTCAGGGCGACTGCTGGACCAACCACCGCCTTGAGCTTACAAACGGAACCTGCATCCAGAGTAAAGGTAGCGGCGCTTCCATGCGTGGTACACGCTTCAGACAGTTCCGTCCTGATCTTATCGTTATAGATGATGTACTCAAAGACGATGCAATAAACAGTCCGACCCAAAGAAACAAAATCCACCGCTGGCTTAAACGCGTAGTTTTCAACCTCGGTAAATCTGCCTTCATAATCTGGGTTAATACAATCTTCCACAATGACGATCCAATCAGCCGCCTTTGCCGCGAGCTCGAAGCCGGAGACCTTGTAAACTGGATAGCGGTTAGACTTTCCTGCATCCGCGAAGACGGAACACCGCTCTGGCCGGAATACTGGGATATACAGAGCCTTGAAGACAAGAAGAAGACAATCGGCGTTGCTGCATTCTCAACAGAATACATGAATGAACCTCTCGCAGATGAAGAGCGAATCATTCAGATGGAATGGATAGACGCGTTCAGATATTCAGAGCTTCCACCACGCAGTCAGCTTCAGTTCTTCCTGGGAGTAGACCCTGCAACTGGCGCACACGATGGAACTGCAGAAGTTCCAGTAGCAAGAGACAAGGAAACCGGAATCATCTACGTTCTTCCGTGTTTCTCTCAAGCCTGTTCAGAACAGCAGACTCTTGAAGAAATGGAAGTGCTTTACAAGGCTTATCACTTCGCCGCTATCGGCTGGGAGAACGTTGTTTTCTCCGGCATTTACGGCAAATACATTCAGAAGCTTGGAATTGAAAAAGGGCTTTACTTCCCGATTCAGCTTATTGGTGTAGGCTCAACTCCAAAGGAAATGAGAATCCGTTCTTACTCTATGTTAGTTCAGAATGGCTTTATCCGTTTCCCTACAAAAGGATGTGAAAACATCATCACACAGCTTACAGAGTTCCCTATGGGAGCCTTCGACGACTTGTGTGATGGTCTCTACCTCGCTATCAAGGCAGCAGAAAAAGGCTCTACAGGAAACGTTGCAATCAGTTCAGTTTCAAGACAATTAAAGACCGCCGCAAACAGAATCATCGGCAGGGCAAGGAGATAGAAAATGGCAAAACCTACAAAGAAAGAAATGCAGTCTCAGATTATTACCGACAGCGTATTGAACTTCATAAGCTATATGCCGAATCCTGATGACATCGCAAGCGGCACTTTTGAAAGCTACGAAACCTACCGCAAGATGAAGAAGGACCCTCGCATTAAGTCTCTCTTAAATCTTCTTAAAGCCGGAAGCTTGAACTTTCCGCTGCATATCGTTCAGGATGAATCAGACGAAAAGGTTTATGATTTTATTAAGGGCTTGCAGCTCTTCAAGAATCCTCACAAGAAAATGAAGCGTATGCTCACAGCTTTGGACTACGGTTTTTCTGTTTCTGAACTTATCTGGAAAATTGACGGTTCTACATATAAGCCGGATAACTTCATCACAAGAAAACCGGAGCGTTTCCACTTCAACAGAAGCTGGGATTTATTCCTGAACAATACAAACAAAAAACTTGACCAGGATTACAAGTGGCTTATTTATCAGCATGATCCTGATGATGAAAATCCTTACGGCACATCTGTTTTGCGTTGTGTTTACTGGGCGTGGTGCTTTAAGGAAGCCGGCTATGATTTCTGGCTGCAGGCAACAGAGAAGTTTTCTGTTAAGTCTCTGCTCGCTCTGTTTGAGTGCGACGGAGACGATAACAAGGTTCGTGAACGCGCAAATCTTATTGCAGAAATGCTTATGGGTATTACTTCCGGCTCAGCTGCAAGCGTTGGAAACGTAAAAGAAATTAAAGACATTGGAATGACAGGCGACCTCTCGCACTTTAAGGAACTTGTAGAAGCCTGCGATATTCAGATTTCCTACGGTCTTACAGGACAGGCAATTGCAACTTCTACCACAAACGGCGGCTCTCTTGCCCTGGGAGAAGTTCAAGCAGATTTACTTTTTGAAGACTGTAAGAGCGTTGCCCTTGAGCTTCAAAGCGTTCTGCAGAAGATTATCGACTGGACTGTTGAGCTGAACTTTGGAAGCGATGTGGCAACTCCTCAGATTATGTTTGACGTAGACCGCCGCGCCAGCTTCGACGATGTTATGAAAGCAATCGACCGAAAGTTTCCTGTTTCAAAATCTGCCTTGTATTCTTACTACGGAGTACCAGAGCCAAAAGATGAAGATGACTCTTTTGTAATGCCTAGCGGTTCAGAAGTAATGCTCAGCGATTCCGGCAAGCCAAAAGATATAAAAAAAAACTTTCGATTTTCCTAGCAGACTCTGATTCCTTCAAACGCGAACTAGCAAATATCCGCGAGCTCGACAGCCTTTGCGAGCTTGCGGCAACAGCTATAAAACCGCACCTTAAAGACATCCTCACAGACTATTTAAACTCAGTTAAAACCGCCGATAAAGAAGCTCTTGAAAAGCCTTTCTACAGCCCCGCAAGTGTCGAAATGGTTGCCGCAATAGAAAAGCTCATAGGCTCTTCTTATATGCTCGGCCTTATCCACGCCGAAGAAGAAAACCCAGACCGCAAAATAAACGCAGCTGATGAAACGGAGATTCCTGCAGTTCCGTTTAACGAGGCTATGCATTTCTTGAAGTCTAAAGTGCCTATGAGCAAGTCAGAGTGGCTTGAGCTTGAACCGAAGCTGAGATTCAGAGCTTTTACGGTGGCCCAGCTTGGAAGTGCTGAGGTAGTAGATAAAGCAAAACAGATTCTTTTGAAGTCCTTTGAAAAAGGTGGCGGTACTTACTCCGACACCTGGGAAGAACTCAAAAAGAAAGTAAATGTAAATGCTCTCGACATAAAGCCCGGTTACTGGGAGAACGTTTTCCGCACTAATACACAAAGCGCATATATTGCCGGAAAGCTCCAGCAATACGAAAACTCAAATGTCGCAGCTTATCAGCTGATGGTCATAGAAGACGGAAGAACAAGTAGAATCTGCCGCCATCTCCTCACTGCAAGCGGCTACGGAATGATAATTTCAGTAGATCATCCATTCTGGAAAAAATATGGATTCCCACCATATCACTTCCAGTGCAGAACCTCTATCCGCGCCATCTGGCCTTCGCAAGTCGGAAAACTCGGAAACATGGTTGAAAATCCAACGATGAAGAGTTTGTCAAAGTTTAAAGTACAGGAAGGCTTCGGAGGTAATCCACTTGACCGTGGTTCATGGTGGGAAATGACAGACAACATGAAACGACTTGCTGAAAAGTTTGGAATCATGGAAAAAATAAAAGAAGGAGAGGAGATCATTTTCAAATCTGAATTACAGGAAATTGAAAATCTTATTCCATCATTGGCAAATGAATTTGTAGAAGCAAAAAACATCAAGGAAGCTAATGAATATGCAGAAAAAGTTCTTGGTATACCACATGCAGACTATAAAGGAGTTTCTCTGAATGTCGCAAATGAATGGAATAAGGGCTTGTATGAAAACTTTCAAAAGGTTCCAGAATTAAGAGAGCGGTTTGGATTCGTTGGCGAATGTCATGCAAGAAATGCTGCAATAAAAGAAAGGTTTTTTGAATTATATCGTGAAGATATTTTTGATGATTTTAGAAAACTATATCCTAATATTTCAGATACAATTCTTGAGCCTTATGTAGATAAAGAACTTAATTCTATGTGGAGAAAGTTTAGTAAAAATATTCAAATAGAAAAGAATACTGTAGCTTTAAGCCTTTCTACAAAAAATGAGCCCTGGAATGAATTTATGGGTATTACAATAAACAAGGACGTTGTGAAAGATTATGACGAATTCATAGAACATCTAAAGCTTGATGTTGCTTCAAAATTTCATCCTGAAGGAACTGCAACAATAAAAGGTGTTTTTGACCATGAAATTGCTCATCAATTAGATGCAATGCTTGACTTACGAAAAGATTCGGTTATACTAAAACTATGGAATGGACTTACCGAAAATGAAATAACGAATGGTCTTTCCAGGTATTCGTGGGATAATTCTTCAAAGGAAAAAATTGCAGAATTTATTGCCGAGGGCTGGAGTGAATATTGTAACAATCCATCGCCAAGACCAATTGCAAAGCAAATAGGTGATAGAATTATGGAGGTATATAAAACATGGAAAAAATAATTTCTATGACAGAAGAAGAATTCTCCAAGATAGCCCTTGAAAAAGGATTTGATAAGCATTGGATAAAATCGTGTATTGATGACTGTAAAAACGATATTGAAAAAATAAAAAAAGAAGGTTTGATTAAACCTATCCCATTAGAAAAAAAACTTGCATTTTATTATGAATGCATTGTAAAAAATGGTCCGCTAGAAAATTTAAATAAACAAACAACAAAATCTGCATAACCAAAGCCCCGAAGTTTCGGGGCTTTTTTTTGCCTTGATTCAATCGTTTTCTTTTTTTCTCTTATATTCTAAAAGCATAAGCGTTCCTCCTGATGGGCTTATAAAAACTAGGTTAAGGCTCTGGTACAGCCTTAACCGCTTTTACAGGACGAGAGAATTGAAAATCTATATAGCTGGAAAAATATCCGGCGACAAAAACTACAAAAAGAAATTTAAAAAAGCAGAACGTGCCCTGAAGAAAAAAGGACACTCCGTTATGAATCCTGCATGGCTTGTAGAATACAAAGCGTTTTCCTGGATAGATTATATGATTGTTTCAGAAGCAATGCAGCGCAGATGTGAGGCAGTGCTATTTCTTCCAGATTGGAAACAGCGCGACGGCGCAAGAATCGAACATAACCGCGCCAAAAACGCAGGACAAAAGATTCTTTATTCTCTGAATGACCTCTGATTTTCTGCCTAATTTTCATCACAAAAAATCATTCTAAAATACACTGATTTCATAATACAGAACAGCGTCGCCGGATTCCCCACTCAGCGAGGCTGCTTTGGCAACCTATTTAGGCTGCGGACTTGTGGGGAGTTCGCGGCCTTTTTTTTTGGAGTTTTTATGAATA